TTGTAGTATTGTTCAGCTTTTGATACAGTGCGTATCATTGAATTGTGTTTATATGCTTCCATAATCTGCTCCTTCTCCATTGCTTTGGCTTGTTCAAATATGGCATTCACTTGCTCCCACAATTCGGGAGTGATATTGTAAAATAGTTTGGTGTTCAATTCGTACCCTAACCATTCAACTGCTGTTTGTTTTTTCATAGCTTTACCTCCCAATAATGTTTACAGGTATTATCTTCTTCTAATGGTATCTCTAGAAAATAACTTTGCCTATACTCACTTGGTTTTGCTAGATACCTATGACAGGTATCTTTCATAGGACACTCCTGTCCATCACACATTGTTATGTCCGGCATTTTCGTAAGAGTTATTAACCCAATCAATAGGACTGGAGAGATTATCATTAGCTTTCATAAAACAATTACTCCCTATAAACCCAGCTTTCATACTCCCGTATACTTCAGCTGCAGGATGTGGGGCAGTAATTATAACATGGGATTTACCACTATTCATATTTGAATTCTTTATTAAGTGTTCAAATCTGTTTTGTGCATATTTCCCCCATAGTAGAAACACAACATTATCTTTCTCCTCTAGCATCTCTTTAATCATCCCATCTACAAAACCTTTCCATAAGTTTTCATGAGAGTTTGGATGCCCTTTTACTACTGTTAATGTTGTGTTGAGAAGAAGTACCCCTTGTTTAGCCCAGCTTTCTAAGCTGAAGTTAAAGTCTGGGAGGTCCTCTTCCCCGTATTCCATACATAGCTCCTTATAAATAACTCTAAGACTGGGGTTAATCTTAAATCCTTCTCTAACCCCAAAGGCTAATCCTGTAGCAGCTCCATTGTGATATGGATCCTGCCCAATGATTACAGCTTTTAAATCTTTAAGTTGAGTTAACTCAAAGGCTCTTAGAACCTCAGGACTGTTTGGGAAAACAATCCTTGAGGCTCTTTGAGCTTTTAGAGTTGAAGTGAGCAACTTATAACCGTCCCCCATATCATCAATTACTTTGTGATATATTGGGGCCCAGTCTCCTAATTGTTCAATCAATTTTGACATTAATAAATTTTCTTTCGTTCGATAATAGATTTAGGGGTGTGATAATAGTCAGGGTCAAACCTTTCTTGATTCATATCTAAAACTGAATGTAGCTCATTACCTTCAGGGATAGTACAGTTTAGTTTATCCTGTAACTCCTCTCTAAGAGATGGGGATTTGAATAAAACTTTAGCTGTCTGTCCATCCATAGTGAAGCTGTGGTAATCTAAGATCTTTAACTTAACAATGTCGTCAATTTCAGAGTAACGACTATTGATGAAGTGATCATAAGATGACTTAGCCCCATCAGGGACATCAAATACAAACAATACGTGATAAGAATCCGTATCTATTTTGTATTTAAAAGTTCTAAAGGCTTCAAGAGCTGCTTCGAATTTTAGAAATAAAGGTTCCCCAGAGAATCTGTAAAGCAAAGCAATTACATCTTCATCATCTGGGGTTGCAATAAAGGCATTGATGAAATTCTTATCCCAAAGAAATAGATCTCTTCTCCCCCCTAGTAAAGGGGCTGCAAAAATAGAAGATAAGTTCTGTCTTGCATAAGTAAAATCATACCCAATAGGGCTAACCCCATTTGAAATTTTATGAATATGATTAATCTTGAAAGGATATCTAGCTTTAGGCTTAATGACTTGTCCTATCTTGTAAGACATTTCAGGTCCAGCTAATTCTACAATTTCCTTATCTTCAGTTAAGATAGGGGTGAATTGCAGAACATCCCCGGATAATCTGACAATCCTAGAATTGACAGTGTTCAGATAAGTTTTACCAGGTCTCCCAAGAGGGAGTTGATTCGGGATTTCCATCTTCTTCTAAAGGTTTAGTAGTTTGACAAATAAGAGTATTCATTTCTGGGAGTTCTGCTTTTACTTCTCTCCTTACATCCTCCTTAGTTTTAAGCAGGTACACAAGTTTAAAAGTATTAAAGAACTGTTCTAGTCCTTCAATAACCCCGAATTTTTCTACATATTTTTTCAACACAAAACCTTCGATATCTTTCTCACGATCCTTCATCCAATTCTCAGCAGTCTTTATCCCGACTCCTGGAATACCTTGAATATTATCTGTACTGTCCCCCATAAGTACCTGCACCCACAGGAATTTTTCAGCATCTGATTCAGTAGTTGTCACAAACTCTAGTTTCTGATAATTAAAATGTTTTCCAACACATTGATACAATACATCTTTATCAGGGGAGCAGATAACAGTATTCAAGTCACTATTGTTATGTTTGTAGTAAGAGACTAAATCATCAGCCTCTAATCCTGCAAACTCATAGAATGAATACTGCTGTCTTAAGTACTCCCTCAATGCATAGAATATAATTGGTTTGGGACGATGCTTACGATTGGCTTTGTATGAGGGGGACACAGAATATCTGTACCCATCTTTCCCTGTTAGAAATCCAATGTAGGCATTAGAATTACAATTAGCTAGGATAGTACCCACCCTAGAATCAATACCTTTAAGGGCTTGTTCTAGAGTAGGCTTATCCATCTCATAATATAACAAGCTATCCCCGTCAATTAGACATATCGTACTCTCTTCCTCTCCATTGTCTATACGGTCAATCATAGCTTATTATAAAGATTTAAGTTCGTTCTTAAGTTGTTGAAGTTTATCCTTGTCCTCCATGTATTGCATGATGGCCTCTTCTCTCATCTTATCCCATTCAGCATCTGTCATAGCTGCATAAGAAGAAGAGTGATAGATAGAACCATTAACCCCTACAAGACTTGAATGAACAAAATACTGCAAACATCTTACAGCACCTGTCTCATCATCTGGGACTGCCCCGATATGCATAGGATCTACAAATACATTATGAATCTCACCCCCATACCCAGAGATATACTTCAGACCCCCGAAGTGTAAACCTGGGACACAAGACATGTTATCATTTGTATTTACTTGACTCCAAGAAGCAAGACGATGAACACAACCTACTTTGATAAAGTGACCTGGGCTTGCATACCCATTAGCTCCTTCACAATAGAATGCATCACCACCAGTCCCCATAACTGCAGGCTGAAACAAACGATCCTCCACAAATTCTGGGAGACCTTCTGATTCAATTTCCCCAGTGTCTACATTGAAAGTTCTCTTGTAACGATCTTGAACCTCCCCAGTCTCAGGGTCATACTTGTGCAAAATCTCTGTAGATACCTTATACCCATTAAGAAGACCTTCTTTAGTAATCTTCATTTGATACATAGTAGCTGCAGCTGTTGCTCTTTCTTCAGTAAATCCAAACTCCTCTACATATTGATTATAGAGTACTGGGTGAACATACTTAAGATTGACGAAGTTGAAGAACTTGTTAGAGAACTCTACCCCACATCCCTTAGCAGTTTTCTCTCTAAGGATTGGGTTACGAAGCCATCTAGTCCACATCTTAACCAGTGGGAGGAAATCAATCCCCTTATCCATAGATTCATAGATACGTTCTACTAGAGCAGAAGGCATAGGAATAGTTGATACTACGTCGTTATGCTTCAAGAAGAATTCCCCTGTAGCATTGTTTACATAAATAAACTCACACTTGTCTTGAATAACTTTGGTGTAATCCTCTTTAGAATTCATCCCAAACTCATCAAGAAACTGACGATACTCCTCCATAGTAGCAGCATCGTTAGCCAGTTCAGCAATCTTATTTAATTTCTCATACAGCTCAGGGGTATACTGAACTGAGAATGGGGTATCCCCATAGGATCCACAGATCCTTCCTTCGATAACATTGATGTTAATCATTTTATGATTTTTGTTTTAGTAAATATACGAAATTATACCCCGTCAGGGACAGGAATATCTAGAGCTTTAACAGCTTTTAGATAGTTAGTAACTTGAGTAGTAAACTCTGTATTCCCTACAAACATGTTAACATGAGGGAGGAAGTCTATACTATCTCTTGTAAACTCATCTGCAAACTTTACTAGCTCAATAAACTTAAAATCTAGAACCTTAGCTCCTGGGATATCAGAGAATACAAAGAACTCTTTAGATAATCGTTCTCTAACCTCCTCTTTTAATTCCTCAGGGGATGTTGAAATAGCATACTCAAACTCTATAAGCTTCTGTAAGAAATCAGTAACCTCTTTAAGAAACTCAGTCTCGTTATGTTTAGGGAAAGAAGCTTTATTATATACATTATGCATGTATTCATATATCTTACTATACCTATTATCTATAAAGTCTAGTTTAAAGCAATCATCAAAACTTGTCAAACTCTTAAATACTCGATAGTTTAATCCATAGAGATAGTTAGCATAATTCTTAACAAGTGGGTGACATGTGTAGTTATCATCCTCATCTAGAGTAAAGAAGAACTCATCAATGTGTTTGTAATTACTCAGTCCTTTAAAATGTTTAAGATTACTCTCACTTACTTTAATAAGCTGAATCTCCCCAGAGAAATCATTAGTGAGTTTGTTATATCTCTCCCTTGAAAATCTAGAAGGGAGCTCATCAAAATAATAACAAACATCTTGTGTCTCCCCGTAAGGAAGATACCCCCCATACCCACTTGTAACAAACTTTTTATACGGTGCATTGTGAGTAGAGACAAACATAGCTGCTAACTTTAACTTATGAGAATCTTCATCAGTACAATAGTAAGTTGGGGTAGTGCTAGACATTACCGTAGATAACGTAGGCTCTACTTTATCCCAAACTAAATCCCAATAGTTATTTCTATTCCCATTTCTCAAGCTATGCACAACTATCTGTTGATTGAGTTTACGTTTCTCTTCTAAAGACAATCCACCTTTGCTAGCAAGCATATTCTGAGTTTGAACCCCATCATACAGTTCTTTGATATTATCAGGGAGAACAAGATCATCATAGTTTTTGTACAACTCTGATGCTACGATTAAAGGTTCAATAAGATTCTGATTAGCCACTTTCTTATCATACTCTGATTGATAGTGAGGTAAATCTTCGATAGCAGCAGTAGCAATCTGTTCTTCTAGATACTTGAGATCAGTCTTCTTGATAGTGATAAACACCCCATGCTGCTGATACAGATAAAAGTCTTTATACTTATTACTTCTCCCTGTACGATAGTAGATTGGTCTATTCCCTATCCCATCCCAATTCTCTACATTCTCAGATACATACTCAAGCTCCCCTGATTTGTTTTTAGTTTGATTGTGAATCTTTACTTTAAAACCGTTAAGAGTTGAAGGAATGCTAGTAAATTTAATAAACGGATTAGGAGAATACTTAGGCTTGATTGACTTAGTATCAATGATGTTTGACAATATTGCAAGTGTTCTTTCACTAGGATCATCTGAATATTTATTAGTTGCTCTGCCCCCGATAATTTGTCTGCAAGTATCCAACCATTTCAAGAAATCTGTCTCTAACAACTCTTTCTCTACTAAGTCAGTTACTTCTTCAGCTGCCTTATCTATGAGTTTTTGAATGAAAGTTTTAGTGGAATCACTCCATATAACCTTCTCTCGTGAAGGGGTAACCTCTACACCCTCTTGAATAACCACCTCTTGTCCGTCATCATCAATGTAAGTCTGTCTGATTGGGCACTTCAAACCTACTGCCCCATACAGATCCTGCATTTCTAGCTCTCTAAAATCTACATACCCATAATTTATCCCTGTAGCTGCACCTTGCTCTTTTACAATTACAATGTGTGGCTTTCTAAGATAGTTATTAGTAGATACGATTAGTGAGTCAGAGTTGTAGATAACCTCACTCTTGATGTCAATCTTCCTAGGGGAGTCATTATCAGAGTACTTCTGATAAAAGTTAATGTTATCAAGGTAATTAAGTTGCTCTTCAACAGCTTCTATAAACCTAGTTGAGTTATGTGATTTAACCCCAAAGCTTACCTCAGTCCAGTTCTGATCAATTGTATCCTCATAATACACAACAGATCCGTCAGACAAAGTAATGCTTGGGTTTATCTCCCCAGTAACTAAATTAAATTTAGGGATAATGAAATCAGTTTTATAATTAAAACAGTTCATTTTAAATCTCCTCCCGTTGTAGACAGTTTCTATTGTGTAGAAGTCTACCCCGGTAGATAAAGCAACTTTAGCCCCCAACCCAAAAGCCCCAAAGTTTTGGCTGGTGTTACGTTTAGTGGAATACCCTAGCTCGAGTATCCCTTCTAACCTCTTACCCCCGATACCTACACCATAGTCTCTAATAGCCAAAGAATCACAATAACCCACCCCCTCTCTATGGGTGTAGGTTATATCTATGTGATTCTTGGTTATGTTCAGGTTAGGCAGGACATAATAGCTGTGGTCAAAGTTAGAATCTGAATACTGATCCCCATCTCTGGTGATGTAATAATCAGATACTTGCTTTGCCCCTGTTAGAATTTCAATAGCAATCTCCTTCTCTCGTTGAGAATCGCAGGCATTAGTTACCAGCTCTCTGACGGTTGAAGGTATTGGGGTGGAGTATTGCGTAGCCTGCAAGATATCAAAGACTAGCTTCTCAGCCCCCTTGTTTATCTTCTTAGCCACACCCTTATCCATCCCAATATAGTTTTCTTCAATAGTTTTAATACTCATTGTTAACTAAATTAAGGGATACAAAAAAAGCCCTTAAGTAAGAGCTTTTCAGTTAATTAAATTGTTGATTATAAGAGAAGTATCTTATCGATAACTTCTAAAACTTGTTTTTGATTCTTAGGGAGATATAGTGGAACCGGGGTTCCTTGCTGAATAAGAGCTTGTTTGAATAGTTTCCATGTATTGGGGAAACGATCGTTGGCAAATCCTTTGGTTTCAATAACCCACTTGATTTTACCCTTAGCATCATACCCAATAAAGTCAGGGGTATATGTTATATCCCTAACCTTTGATTTACTTCTATCCTCAAACTCTCCATTAGCTCTATTCTCCCACGTCTCAGAAGGGTAGTCAAGCCCTTTCATTAGAACAAACTTAGATTTTTCATACTCGAACTTCAATTCAAACTCTAAAAGCTTTCGATATGTAAATACCTCAAGCATAGATTTAAATTGAATACCATCCACCACCTTTTGAGTGGCTTTTATTTTTCCTCTGCTCCCCCTTTTGGGACCAGCCTTTCGTACAGTATTGGATCGAGTTCTTGAATTTGATCTAGCCATTCTTGTTCTAATTGTTTTGCTTTGGTTATATCCCCTACATCAAAAGTAGTACAAGTTCCTAGATTGCTAAATAAACTTGCACAGTTTTTTAATATAGTGTCAACCTTCTCTCTCACGATAGGGTCTGTATAGTACTTAAGATCAGTCATTTGCAGGGAGTTGTATTTTAATAATTCTTTTTGCACAGTCTATACCATGATCTTTTACAAGATCTGATATATCCTTTGATTTGTAGTGTGCAGGGATAATAATGTTGATTAACTGATACTCATTACATATTTTATTAGCCATAGTCTGGCCTGGATTTGTATCAGAACTGAAATCATTATCATAAAGCACAACCACTAAATTAAATCTTTGTTTGAGATGATCAATAAACTTCTTGGCTGGCATCTGCATCTCACTTTGCATAGCTACGGCTTCATACCCAATGGCATTTAAAGTCATAACATCCTTCAGTGATGAAGCAAGAAAGACAATGTCTCCACTGTCTTTCAATTGGCCATAGCCCTGGATATCATTTTTAGTAGTATTGCTGAACCACTTACCCTCTGTTTCCAACGGCCTGTAGATCTTATATCTCCCGTTGATATTATATGCATAAGCCAGAGTGTGGCAGCTATACCGAACCTCATTAATCCAAAAGTAATCAATCGGCTCTACAGCAAATTTACTAACAAGATCTTTTGAAATCCCAAATTTCCCCCAAAATAAAGTGTCTTCGTCCCTCCATACCCTGCTACGTTTAGTGATAACTACAGGCTTACGTTCCACAAGTACTTGATCCCCATAGGTAATAGCCATTATAGGTTTGAGAGTCCCCCCAAAGTGTAACCCTAAATTAAAGTCAGAATCTATAACTTTTAATACCTCTGAGAATGTAAGATTGTATTTAGCCTGTACATAACTAAAGCAGTCATGCCCATCCCCACTCCCAAAATCCTTATAAAATAGTTTCCCATTGTAAGGGATAATAGAGCATGTTGGGGATTTGTCTCTCCTAAGTTCACTGCAAAACTTGTCCCCAATTTTCTTAAAATTGTGACAATAATACCTAAAGATGTCAAACTCTGATATCCTGCATAAGATAGAGTCTTTATCTAAATATGCTTCACTATTTCTAGCCTGTATCATAGACAAATATAAAACTCAAAGGGGGCTATAACGCCCCCCTCAAGTCAAATTAACACTAAAAACATCAACATCAAAACATCAAAACAACAAAATTATACATCCCAATCATCTACTGCTGCAGGTTGTGCAGGAGCATCTGCCTCAATCATAGTTGGGGAATAAACCTGAAGTTTAAGATCTTTGTTGTACTCAGCATTGAAAGAACCATAGTCCTCATTCAAAGCCTTGATAAACAAATCATCTCTAAGTGGCTTTAACCTCCCGAAATGACGATTATAAACTGTCTGGTACTTCCCGTCTTTAACACCTACAAGAACTCTTAATTTATTGTCTGTCAATACCTTAACGTACTCTTGCAGTTCTTTAACTTGTCCCTTTACAATCTGGTCAATAGTATCAAATGATACCTCTCCCCCATTGGCTACGTTAGCCCATGCTTTTGTAAAGTTAATCAAAGTATCCTCCCCAACAAAAGCTTTACGGGTTTTATCTTTCCCTTTCCACCAGTCATAGGCAGGAACGTCTGCACTCCATGTAGTCTGACCAATGTTGTTAGCCCACATGAACTTGCTTCCATCCTTCGATGCACGGTGCTTAGACTGCATAAGGATCTCAAACCTTGTAGTAAAAGACAAACCAGGAACGTCAGACTTAAGCCAGAATACTAGCTTATTATAGTCCTCCTCGTTAAGAGTCACCTTATACTCTGGTTCGTTTCTAAGATTAATACCTAGATCTGATAGCTCATCTAAGCTAGGATTAACTGCAACTACTGATACTGGGGCAATACCTGTATATAGGGTTATACCACCACCTGCTACAACTTCTTCTGAATTATTCGATTGAATAGCCATTTTTAATAATTTTTAACGGTAAAACATTTTATAAACTATGTCCCTTTCCCTTCACATTTCTGCCTCTGCATCAACAATCAAGTCGAGCAGGTCGAGTTGGTTAGGATTTGTAACCACCTCCAACTGGTTACTTTCTGTAACTGGTTGAATGGTTGGGATTGTTACTGGATTAGAATTTGCCATTGTGATTACTTGATCAGCAGAGTCAGCAAACTGTTTACCTACAGTATCAACAGTATCGTCTACAATAGAGATACGTGTAATCTTACGACGAGCACGTAGACCTTTGAGCTTTGGGTGCTTGAATACCTCTGCAACTTCTGCTGCTGATAAGTTATACTTCTTAGCAATAGCGGCTCTGTCTAGGCCATTATTCAAATCCCCAAGAACTGATGATACAGTAATTACTGTGGTTGGTTGTGTTGCAACATCTTGTGCAACGGTAGCTTCAATTGCCATTTGATTTAATGTGTTTAGTCAATATAAATTTTACTCCAATCAAGTTCCATAACTTGACCCTTTAAATGTTCACAACGAGAACCTGCTGTGATCTCTTCACTAGAATCGAATGAAATCATTGTCTTGTTTCCATCTCTATAAACGTAGCCTATGGCATCCGAGTTAGAGCAAGCAATGTTTCTAATCTTACCAGTCAAGTCGAGATCTTTAGCAGATACCTCCTTACCTTTCTTCTCAAGCATCTTATCCTTGAGGTGGCCAATATAGATGATATGATCAGAGAGCATCTCCAATCTGTCCATCCATTTCTTAATAGCCATTCTCAAGTACAGATAGCCTGCACCCTGAGGAAGAGATAGAACTGACAATCCTTTGTTATCAGGATCGAAGTTCTTACCCATCGGGGTTTGTCTGTACAATTCCTTAGCCTCTGACTCACACCAAACTTCTAGCTGTGTGAGAGTGTCGATAGCTATGTATTTGTAGGGCTTCTTGGCTTGCATGATAGCCTTCCCTACCTGGGAGAGTTCAGCAAGGTTAGCAACCTTAATCTTAAGTGCCTCAACCATGTCAGATCCTTGTTCTAGGTCTATGATTAAGCACCCGTCTAGTTTAGCAATAGCAGTAGTCTTCCCAATCTTTGGAGGTCCGTAAAGGATCATGTGTCTTGGGGATTTCCTAGCTACTGCTACTTTTTCTGTTGGCAGTACTAATTCCATTGGATTTAATTAATTTACTTTTTAGGTCTCTCTTTAATCGAGAATGTTGATAGATCAGATTCGTAAGGAATCATACCTAGCTGCCCATCCCTATTCTTTTCTATGTGACAGGCCAGCAATCCTACTGGGTTCTCCCCACAGTAAGATTCTGTAATCCCGTATAAATCATAGGGACGTTGTAGCATCATAACAACGTGAGCATCCTGACCTATTGAGTCACCCCCGAATAAGTCAGTTAGCTGTGGTTGATACTGCTGTTTAGCACGATACTCCTGCTCGATGTTCCTGTTAAGCTGTGACAAAAGGATATTGATAACCCCTAGTCTAGCTTGCAGCCACATGCAAGTTTTAGAAATCTGATTAAGTTTCTGCAGTTCTGTATCTTCTGTCCCAAGAATAAGTCTTGAATGGTCGAAGAGGTTGATTATTGTGTGTTGTGGGAATCTAATGTTCACCCTGTTGTTCACCTCTTTAATTTTAACCATATTCTGTGGAATAGAGCAGAAGAATATAGGGTACTTACGATACTTATCTACAGCCTTCTCATAGTCGTTGAGCTTTTGGTCAGAAATTGGGGAGTCAATACTATAGAGATCTGAGAATTGCAGCTTAACATCGTTAGCTGCTGCCCTCATAATCTGCTGATAGTCTGGCATCTCGAAACTCCAATAAAGGAGAATCATTTTCTTGTCCTTGTTCTTGTCTAGAAGATCGAAGATCAGTTGGTTAGAGAAAGCTGATTTCCCTACCCCTGGTCTCCCAGCAATTACATACATTTTCCCAGGCTGTAAACCACCGAGAAGATTCTTATTCAACCTATCCCATCCAGTAGGGAAGACAACCCTTTGACCAAGCTTAGCAATCTTGATCTCTTCGATTGATTTGTCTACTGATTTTGAGATGTGACGAAACTCTTTTAAAGTCTCGTCTAAGTTGTTAGAGTGATCTTGTGATTCGTCCTGTGTTTGATTCAGGCTCTGTTGTGTCATTTGTGTCTGTGTACTTTTCCCAACTGTGATTATTGATCCATGTGTCAAGCATCTGCATATACCCTAAACCATTACCTTTCCTACGAAAGTCAAGTTCCCTGTTAAGGCACTCGATAATCCTATCGTGCTTCTCCTTATCAGTTCCCACAATCTTCTTGTAC